CTATGACCAGAGTAGACAAAGAGCAGTAAAACAGCAAAGAGAAGCTGTTTATCATAAAAGTCTTCAGGAAGCTGTAAAGTCTTTTGAAGATAAATATCCTGATATAGCAGAATCTCCAGAGCTTAGAACAATTGCTGATAATAAGACGGTCACCCTAACTCAGGATAATCCTGATTGGACACCTAATCAAATTATAGAAGCAGCTGCTGAGTATACTCGCGATTGGGCTGGATCAATGCCTAATCAAAATGGTAGGTTGGAGCGCAAGAAAAAAATTGTGCAACAGCCGAGATCTGCAAGGGCTTCTGCCAACATTGGTTCTGATGAAGTTCCAATGACAGCTTCTGAAATAGTTCAGGAGATGAGAAAGGCTAGAGGCCAAATTTTATAACTTCTATAGGAGGTAATTATGGCTGGACAAGTATGGTCAGTTAGCACCTCCGGTGGTTATATGTATGCCTTAAATCTGAGTCGCCTTCTTAGGATGGCAGTTCAGCCAATGGTAAAGTTCCGTCAGTTCTGCGACGTAAAAGACGCAGCGCACCAGGGACTTCATCGAGGTGATACATTCCATTGGAACGTGTTTAGTGATGTTTCCACTCAAGGAACCACACTAGTTGAAACCAATACAGTCCCCGAAACCTCATTCACTATCTCTCAGGGAACAATGACGATCACGGAAGCAGGTAACTCTGTACCGTGGACGGGCAAGTTAGACGATCTCTCTGAGCAGCCTGTGGCTGAGGTGGTAAGGAAAGTATTGAAGAATGATGCTAAAAAAGCATTTGATACTCTTGCTGCTGCTCAGTTTAATGCGTGTGCTTTGCGTGTAGTTCCTACTGCTGGAACAAGCACGACAGCTCTCACGTTGACGACTAACACGGCATGTACGCTAACTAATAACGTGGCTTTTCAGAAAGAACATGTTAAGTTAATTGTTGATACCATGAAAGAACGTAACATCCCAGCTTATGCTGATGATGATTATTACGCTTTGGCATGGCCGACGACATGGCGTACTCTGAAAGATGATCTAGAATCAATCAAGCAGTATGTTGATCCTGGTTTTCAGATGATTATGAATGGTGAAATAGGTCGTTACGAAGGCGTTAGATTCGTAGAACAAACTAATATTGCGAAGACGGGTATGTCTACTGCTGCTGCAGCGTGGACTAATTCAAAATCCAATTGGGCTTTGTTCTTTGGCGAGGATACTGTTGCTGAGGCAATTGCAGTTCCTGAAGAAATTCGCGGGAAAATTCCTGGGGATTACGGAAGGGATCGCGGCGTCGCATGGTATTACCTTGGCGGATTTGGCATAACACACACGCAACAGGCCCAGTCACGTATTGTGATGTGGGACAGCGCAGCTTAGGAGGCATATTATGAGTTATTCAAATCCTATAACTACGCGAATCCAATCTGGTGCTAGTCAAGACTTAGGTAATGGTACACCTACCGTTTTCTCCTTTAAGGGGCCAACGGGTAAGAAGGGAACTATTATTGATGTTGGCATTGAGGTTACGGAGACTTTCGCGTGTGATAGTACAGAGGCGTCATTTCAGGTCGGGACGACTGGTGATGCAAATGCTTATTGCCAACTTAACATTACAGACGGTACTACTTTGACTGATACGTTCAATATCCAAGATGATACGGATGCTATTATTGCAGAGGCTATTCCGGCTGATACTCAGATCGAATGTACCCCAGTTGTTGGGGTAGATGCTGGTACTGAAGCTGGTATGGGTTATCCGTATGTTGTTGTTGAATGGTACTAAGGAGGTCAATTATGGCTAAAGATACAGCAGGAAATCACCCAACGGTTAATCAGAATGGTCTTATCGAAAAGAAGGACATAGCTGGAGAGTCTTTAAAATCTCTAGGTATGGCCAGTATGGGTAAGAATCAGATGCCACAGGGTATAGCGAAATCAAATATTTCCACTGATCGTGGAAAGTTTGAATGGCGTTAAGTTAATTGGTGATGGGGCGGGAAACCGCCCCTAATCCATACGAGGATATTAAAATGGCTAAAAAAATGAATTCAATTGAAGCATTCATTGGTGGTGCAGTTGAAACTCCAGAGATGGGGTATGGTCATACTGAAGCGGTTCTTAAGGGATATACCAGTGGCTCTCAATTGTTTGATGAAAGAGCTATGGATCTTAGGTATGATCAACGAAGAACAAATAACGAAGGTAGAGTTAACGGGCAAATGGTGAGAGGAAGCGGCGTCATAGCGGGATGGGCGTTCTAAAGAAATAGTGAAAATAATAAAGATTCCCGAAAGGGAGCTGAGCGAATATACCCCATCTGATTTTGGGGGTGTTCGAGAAGAAAAGACTGTATGTGTTATTAGGTACGGGGCTTTTGGAGATATGTTGCAAGTTAGTTCGATACTACCTTTACTAAAGGAACAAGGATATAGAGTTTGTGTTAATGTATCTCCTATTGGAGAAGATATATTAAAAAGCAACCCTTATGTTGATGAGCTTCTAGTTCAAAAAACTAACATGATTCCAGAGGGAGAACTTACAGAGTATTGGGAAAACTTACCCCCTTTATTTGATAAAGTAATCCAGCTTTCTGAATCTATAGAAGCTTCTTTACTAGTTGTTCCAGATAGGCCTTCCACCCTTAGAAATGGCGACGTGGTTTTAGCTAAAGCCGACGAGCGTTTCTTTTGGGATAAGGAAAAGTTACATGAGGAATGTAATATTAATTATATGGAGAGAACCCATGATCTAGCGGGTGTTCCACATATATTTAATCCTAAATTTTACCCCACTAGGCAAGAAAAGGAGTGGGCTAAAAAAGAAAGAAAAAAGATAAAGTCTAAGCATGTAATATTGTGGTCTTTATCTGGGTCTTCCGTTCATAAGGTATATCCCTGGACTGATAGTGTAATAGCTAGTGTGTTGTCCAAAAGAAAGGATGTTTCTTTTGTAACTGTAGGTGATGACTTGTGTCAACTTCTAGAGCAGGGGTGGGAAAAAGAAAAGAGGGTTATAACAAAGTCAGGCAAATGGTCAATAAGAAAAACTCTTTCTTTTATAGATCGCTGCACCATAGTAATAGGGCCAGAAACAGGAGTTTTAAATGCGGCCTCTACTTTAGATAACCATAAGATTGTAATGCTTTCGCATTCCTCTGAAGAAAATTTGTCAAAGCATTGGGAAAATACTACTTCCTTTGGCCCAGACTATTATGATAATTTTTGTTTTCCTTGTCATAAAATGCATTATGGATTCAACACATGCAGTAGGGATGAGAATACTGGCGGCGCAATGTGTGCTGCTAATATAAAACCAAACGATATTTGTAAGGACATAATGAAGAATTTGAAATGAGTACTTATCTAGTTTTGTGTCAAAACATGGCGAGGGATATTGGTATCCCTGGAACAGGGCCAGACGATGTTACATCAACCTCTCTTTCAGAAGAAGAGAATGCTGTTGTGCGTTATGTGAAGCAAGCTGACCTAGATATACAAAGTAGGTGGTTTAATTGGGATTTCTTGTGGACAGAAGCTACTATTACCCCAGTTGTTGGAACATCCACATTGACATCTCCAAGTGATGTAGGTAATTGGAAACTGGATGCTATTGTTTTTTCCAAAGCTACAGACTCTTATCAAGAGCTGGAGTACATGGATTGGGATGATTACAATTTAGAGTATAAGATGGGTGTAGTTGAATCAGGCACACCAGAAGTATTCTCAGTAAAGCCTGATAATGTTATAGACGTATACCCAACCCCAGATGCAACTACAACTATTTCTGTTGCGTATTGGGCAACTCCTACTGAACTAGCGGCGGATGCAGATGTATCAGCTATACCTCCAAGACTGCATAAGATAATAACATCAAGAGCGAAAATATACTATGCTGAAAATGAAGATGCTCCTGAAATTTTATCTGGTGCATTAGCTGAGTTTGAAGACTTACTAGATAAATTAGAGTCTGATCAGTTACCTGGGCAAAAGAATAGAAGGTTCTCAAGAGCTCAGGATATTACTAATTTTACAGTAGTTCCGCAATGACAAAACTAACTAGCCGCTCTCTAAAACCATCAGGGCTTCAGTCAAGTTACTTCCCATTTGAGGGTGGTGTAAATTTAGTAGAGCCAGCTTTATCAATGAGGGCTGGTGAGTTAGTTGCTTCTGATAATTTTGAAGTAGATGTAAGAGGAAGGTACAGAAGGTTAGATGGTTATGAAAGGTTTGACGGACAAACTCTTCCTTCTGCTATAACTTTTTATAGAATACCTTTTACATTAGGTAAATCAAAAGATTCTGTTTTTGATAGCGCCTTTAGTACTGCCTTTGATATGCAAATTCCCGCAACAGGTGATACGATTAAAGGAGAAACTAGTGGGGCTACAGGTTCTATACTGCAAGTAAGTATAGAAGATGTTACTGGAGATTCGGCAGCTGGATCATTTGCTGGCGATGATGCAGAAGGGTATGTTTACTTTATAGTAGTAAGCGGGACTCTCCAAGACGGAGAGACTTTGTTATTTTTAAATAAAGATAGCGCTTTTAGCGCTGCATTCAATGTGGAGTATGGATAATGGGAACACCAACAGCCTTAAGAAAAACTAGGGCAGTTTTAACAGGTACTAGTTTTGCTAATAATACTACAGGGGCTATTACTGCCCAGATGGTTAGGCAATTTGTAGAAACTGGGATGGGTGGTTACGCGACTATATGTGCTAAAGCGGGAACACCAGCCAGTCAGGCAATATCAACTGCTACGACTACGACAATAGATTGGAATGCAGGAAGTACAGGGGCAGATGCAGAGGATGATACTGGAACTGTATCTTCAACGACTGTAGGAACTGATGCTGATTTTGCTAATG